GACAGACAATGGCAAACAAGAGGGAATTTATATGCAGAACGGACATCTGTATGTAAATGCTTCTTATATTAAGTCCGGCCAGATTTCAGCTGATTTAATTAATCTGAAAAACATTAATGTTACAAACAGTTCTGGAACATCAACATTTGCGATTGATAACTCCGGAAATGTTACGCTCAGGCCTAATACATTTGTGTTAACAAACGGCGATACAATATATAGCATTGCTGAAAATAAAGCTTCGACAGCATTATCGAATGCGAATCGCTATACAGACAATGCACTTAGCAACCTCGACATAGGAAAAATGTCTAAACAAGAGATTATTAATGTGCTAAGCGATAACAGCAACAATAAAGGTCTGTATCTATCAAATGGCAATGTGTACATGAATGCCGATTATATTAACACAGGTGAATTAGCAGGATGGAAAGTTGGAATTAAAAAGCTTTCAGCAAGTGGTGCGTATGGAGAAGTAACGCTAGATGCTTCAACTGGAGAGATCTATTCAGAGACGAATACAGGAGTATATGTGCCGGGGTACGGGACGTTGTATGGAACGCGAATTAGAGGAATCAATCTTTATACAGGAACTGTACATGCAAGCTCAGCCTCGTTTAATAAAAGCGTTTCGGCAGACAGCGTTTCGGCATCAAAAAAAGTTACAGCAGGTACACATATAGAAGCCAGTGGCCATTTCTATAGCATCGGAACGGGAACAGACCTTGCAGATTTAAGTGTCCGAGGAACAAAGAAAAGAATCCTTCCAACAAAAAACTATGGTACGCAGGCATTTTATTGTTATGAAATGGCGTCCCCCATGTTCGGAGACATCGGAGAAGCATCCGTATCGGAAGACGGCACATGCCTGATAGACATAGATGATATATTCCAAGAATCTACCAATGTAAGGATTGAATATTATGTGTTTTTACAAAAGGAAGGAGATGGAGATTGTTGGGTAGATAAAAAAGAGCAGACATATTTCACTGTAAAAGGTACTCCGGGGCTTAAATTTGCATTTGAAATCAAAGCGCGGCAGGCTGACTATGAACACATGCGTTTTGCTGACGCAAGCGAAACAGCCTACGACAGGGCAATAGACACAGACATGCCAGAACCAGACTACAGTGAAAGCCTTGAAGTATCAGAACCAGATTATGAAAAAGAACTTCTTAATAACAGGGAAAAAATTATTGACGAAATGGGGAAAATATCATGGAAAAAATTTTAACAAGTTTTATGAATCTTAGCACTGGAGAAGGAAGTCGAATTGCTTATACCTATTCAGAAGTAGACGAAAACACAGGAAGTATCATTAGCCAGAACAATAAGGGCAATTTCCTTGTAATGGATGACAATGTGCAAAAAAATCTTGATTCCGTAAAGGATTACATAAAAAATAATTTCCTTTCATAAGGAGGTAAGTCTAATATGGCCGATACATATACAATACAATTCCGGCGCGGTATGTACGCCGATTTTGATACGTCGAAAATTCGCCCCGGAGAGCCTGTTGCGATTCTTGGCAATGACCCGTCCGTTCCATCTGGCAAAGCCTTATACATTGCATTTGCGGCTAATGATGTAAGGCGGTTGTGTTCCATCGAAGATATTTCAGAGATGGTCAATGCCGGAGAATTTGTTGGTCCGCAAGGCCCAAGAGGTGAAAAAGGAGATAAAGGTGATCCAGGAGAAAAGGGTGCAGACGGCACC